CCGTTCTTACTGCTTAACTCTTCATGTTTCTAACGAATTGAGCAAAACTCTGTGCTGTGTCTCCAAAGACCTTCATCTTGTCAAACTCTTTAGCGACTTCCTCTAGTACTTCGTTTCTCTGTGATGGGGACACATAAACATCCCAATGGTAGGGCTGTCCAGACTCATCTCTCTCTGGTTGCATCTCTTGTCCTAACCTCTGTACTTCACGCATAGCACTTTCACGTTTTATGCGATCAAATTCATCGTCTTCGTCTGTGTGAATCATGTGTTTTTGTCCTTAAGTTTGGCTTCTGCCCATAAAGCACCAAGAGCAAAATAAACTCCGTGGTCATCCTTTTTGGCTTGATAATCAATTTCTGCATGAGTCAGCCCTACCCATGTGCGCTGTGGTGCAACAACACCATGCTCTGATTCAAACTTCATTGTTTTGCCGCAAGTACAGTTGTATTGAACTATCTTTACAGGCTCATCCATTGTTTTTACTCCTTAGTTTGGCTTCAATGTTTTTCCATGAAGTTCTATCGTTGTACGTCCAACACTGAGCGGCTTCCTCATCTGTTAGCCCTACCCATGTGCGCTGTGGCGGGGTGGTGTAGAGTGGTTGGTTGTGAACACTGTCTTTCATGATTGGTTTAGTCACATACACCCAATCGCTACCTGTCCCTTGTGGGAACTTTGAAACCCATGCTCTCCACGCCACAGGCTCATCCTTCGCTTCTAATGCGACTTTAATGACTTCTCTTTCAAACTGATAAGCATTGTCATTCCCTTTTTGTGCTTCATGTTCCATCGCCTCCAATGCAAGGCGTAACGCAGTATCCTTGTTCATGCAAACTCTCCAAAATATTGTTTTCTTGCTTCTTTTGCAACAAGCGATGCTTTTTCTTGAGTATCGAAATAACCAAGATGCAATTGTTTTTTGTTAATTGTTAGAGTTACACCAAATCTTCCATTTTTCTTATAAGTATTTCGTTTTTCGTCAAGATGATGTCTGTTTTGTAAATTCTGAGAACGAGTACAAGCACGCAGATTTTCAATTCTGTTGTCTGTTTTTACACCATTTATATGGTCAACCATTTCAGGATAGAAACCATGGTGATACATAAAAATTATTCTATGAGCCTTATACATCTTGTTATCAATACGAATATTTATGTATCCATTTGAAGAAATAGAACCAGCCAATTGACCAGACTTAATCCAATTTTTTCTTGATGTTTTCCAATATAGATTTCCATTTTGGTATTCAAGAAGTTCTTTAATTCTTTCTTGAGTTGCTTCGTCTTTAGTCATGCTTGTCCTCTGATAATTTCAGCAGGCTCATGCGGGTCGTAAAACCCAATGCCTTTATCAAGTTTGTCAAACACCTTTGCTAAACGCTCACGCTCATGCTCCGCTACTAGCTTGGCAAAGATTTCAAGGTGCAATAAAGCAGACGGATGAAATGGTTTTCCTTCTTCATCTATGCCATACGCCTTGTTTGCCATGCGAAGAATGTCGTCTCTGTTCATTTCTTATCCTGCAAAGAGATAGGCATATAAATACAAGCCTTGTCCTTGCTGTTAATGCAAGAAACATGGATAACATTCTTTAGCCCATTGCGTTTACAGTTCTCACACTTAGAGTCAGGCTCTTTTGGTAAACAACCAATAATCTTAAACAGACTCATCTCACCCTCCCAACTTTCTCTGGTGGAGGAGGCAGCATCTTCTCTGAAGGTGGAGTCCATCCATACTTTCTCCACAGTGCCTGGACATCCGATCCTGATTCCCACTTGAAGTCTTTAGTAGGAATAGATGGATAACTGATCTTTGAATGGGGTGGTAATTCAATCATATTGCCCTCATCAGACGTTGTTTACGGCCAGAGCGACCTACTTTAACGCCCACTATTTCAATGAATCCTTTGTCTAACAGAGACTTGTATCTTGCTGTTATTGAGGAATATGGGTACTGCGGGAACAACTCTAAGACTTGATCTGAAATACAACCTTCAGGAAAGCCTTTAATGGCCTCATAGACAAGTCTTTCGAGCTTGGTGGTGTCAACCACTTGAGCCGCCTGATGGCTTGTTGTAGGGTCTTCTTTTCGTACCAACTTAAATGCTGGTGTACCAAAGAATCTGTCCATTGACTGCTTCATGTTGTTAAAAATATCATTCATCATTGACTCCTATTAGGTGAGGCTACTCGCTGCGTCTGTGTTGCATCACAGGGAACTCCCCACGCACAGCATCCGCTTTCGCCTCGTAAACTTACTTAAAAGGGCAGGTCTTCATCTGCAAAACTAGCCTTCTTAGGGGCTTGTTTAGGCTGATAATCTTCTTTGGGTGACAGTGCCAAACCCATGAATTTCCCTGATTTACCTTCTTTGATCCAAGCAGATAGCCAGTAGTCCTGACCATTTACAGTTATGTTCCCTTTGTAATCGGGATGGTTTCCTGTTTCTTTCTTATCGTTTTTGAACAAAACGCCAGAGTTATCTTTCTTTTCCATTACATTTCCTTCGCTTTCTTTAACGCACTTCTTACTTTACTGGGAAGGAGTGTCCACAAGGCAATCTTTTGTTGATCGTCTAAGTTCTCTCCTTCCAACTTAACCCAAGCTGCCTTGGGGTCACCCTGTTCGCAAGTAGCAATCAAATCAATTGCTAATTCCTCTAGGTATCGTAATTCCTCAATAGGAATGTTGTCTGTTGCACCCTGAGTAGGGGTGATAACCACTGATTTACCCTCTTCTGGGAGGTCTTCACCCGCGTAAATGTAGAGTCCTAGTCCATGCAGACTCAGAGCCTTGGTCATACAACGCATGATGGCTGTATTGACTGCAAACGCATCAGGGTTAGGGATGGCCTTGTTTCTATAGTCCATCACAGGAAGCTGACAAGTCATTGGTTTGCCAAACATGGTGGCAGTAACGAAAACCATTGCTGTGCCGTTGATGTCCATGAAACACTTGTCACCAAACATTTCTACCTTGTAGGTAGCGGTAGGATCGGCTTTAAGAGCCTCTGCCCATGCCCAAGCCCATGATAGATAGGTCAGGTTGTTTTTCTTCTCTGTATGAGAATTAACATCTTTTTTAAGTAACGCTTCTATTGACATATTAACTCCTGTAAGTATCTAACTCGTTATCAATGATTTGCTTTTGTTGGTCAAGGTCTAAGTCCTTGAACTCGATAAAGTCTGCTTCTTGGCAGCAAACTATTCTGTTTCCCTTGATTGTCAGACAATAAGGACAGTAGTGGATGTCAGAGAACTCTTCCACATAGGTTTGAAATAGTGTTTTCATCAGTGAAGCCTATCAAAAGCCATTTCCCATAGAACATCAGAGGCCAAGTCACTGAGTCTGTCCAACTCATCTTCTGTCAAGTCAGTCCCATCTTCGTAGCATCCACCTGAAAAGTAAGCATCAGAGAAATCTGGATAATCTCTACTGTCTACTCCATCTACTTCTAGGTCTACGACCTTTTTTCCATTAAGCATTGGCATTATTCGCCCCTTGCTTTGAGCATTGCATCTGCAATTGCATACGCCCTTTGTGCAACCTTTGAAGGTTGATGCCACCAACCAAGATTCATGTCATTCTCAACACCTTGCTCAAGACCCCCAGAAAGAGCTTGTCCAGCAAAGTAATCACGCAGAGTCATGCCTTCTGTGTGTCGGTACTGCGAACCCGATATTGGAAACGCTGATTGCTTCATATTCACTCCTGTTTATTAAAAATGTGGGTTATTTACTGCCCACACCGCTAATGTGCCACACCTTTTTAGCCTTTTATACTAGGATAAACCCTAATAGACAGCACTTTTTTCTATGCTAATCTGAAAAGACTTGTCCTATTAGTAAATAGCCCTTCTACTCCTTTCCCTCCTCTTATGCACATAGAACTACTTGAAAAAAGATGCGCTGAAGCCTTGCTTGGGTACTCTCAAACAATGGCAGATGCTTATACAACCGAACCAGAGGACTTTGATGCGGCTGTAACAGCACTGCTTGCTAGGACGCTAGAACTCCATCTAAACCGACCAATTAACCTAGAGAACCTATGACACAAGAAGCAATCATCAGGGCTTTACAAAATGGCCCTCTCACTTCCCATGAACTAGAAAACTTAACAGGAATTCCTAGAACTTCTGTTTTAGCCGCTTGTAAGAAGATGAGATACAAAAACGAACTAACAGTTGAGAAGGTGAAAATAGGGCGTGCTTGGGTAGCTAGATACACTCTAGAAGACCGAATGATTGCATCCAAGAAACCTGAAAAGCCTCGTTGCCTGTTAAACCCATTTGATATCAGAAATGCAAAGGGTATCTTTACCAAGGCAGAGTATGCAGTGATGAACGCACAAGCTAAAAGATTGCTTGGCAGACCAAAACCTGCCAAAGAGATCACAAATAATCAATTTATTTAAAAAAACTTCTTGACATCTCTTTGATTTGTGTATAATCCAAACCGTCTGAGTGGCATCAGACGAACGAATCAACTTGAGATCCCCATAGATTCCTGTGTGGTCTTGCCTGACAACAGGCGAACTTTTGAGTTGATTCAATCGTTTGTTGTTGCTCTCGCCAAGAGCCAAGACCACAGAGTGATTTATGGGGTTTTTGCTTTTGGGGACTGTAAGGATTGCAGACCAAAGTTAGCTGCAAATAAAGTAGGACTCAGAACCTAGCCATTAGAGACTGGACACAGGTAGACCGCTCGTAAGGCCGCCGTAACTGTGTTGAGAGGCAACGGGGGAACTATCCCAAGCCAAGCCCACATGAGTGACCCTTAATTGGGATGCAGGAACGGGCAGATAGGACGCTCTGAGGCGTGTAATCCTGCAAGCTATGCAATCAGTAAGGCATAGCCCAATGT